ACCAATCAAATCAACCCAACCGGCAGGAGCTTGAGTGCTATGCCCATTTGCCAGTGCCTCCGCATATGGCAGGCTGTTTGATATGTGATAGACGTTGCCAATCTTTTCTTGCCCTGCTTGGTAACCGATCGAGACTCGTTTCTCTAATGCAGGCGATGCTGGTGGTTGCGTTTGTCCACGATATTTACCTGTGGCAGGCTGGTACTCTCCTGCGTCATAGGCTGATGCTTGATTTTCTCCCAATACCCAGCTCCCTCTAAATCTTCCTGTATCAACGGGGCTGCCTAGTTTTAGGCGGGTTTCGGTTTCAAAGACAACTTCTCGCAGCAGTTTCTCCATTTTTTCCTCGGCGTAGCCTCCGATCTGCGATAGGTTGATGCGTCGTGCCACTATGCCCTCAGGATTAGCTCGTGCGTAATAGCCGTGTTGTCCTGCTCAATCGTAGTGACCCTAATAATCTGATGGCTCACGCTGCTGATCACTACACGGTCAGCCGTGCTAGGTGCTGCTGCTAGGTCTGCTGCAGCTACCGTCAGTTTCTTGTCGCTTGCTTGAATCAGCTCGTTCACCTCACGAGCGTTCACATCCTCAAGCACGCCACGCACTGCAGTGTCAGCAGTGGTTTCTGTGATGGCGCCAGTGGTTGTGTTGTAAGCCCCTGGAGTCACTACACGAATTGTTACTTCACCACCAAACTTTGCCATCAACTTGCTGGCAACCTTGCGTAGCGGTACAGCCAATGCCATCAGAGTTTATATGCAATGCAATGACCATTTTGCAGCTTGATACTTGTAAAAACTCCATACATAGTTGTTGCTGCACTCATCGATTCCCCTGACAATGTAGAACCGTCGTAATTTTGCGCCGTGATTGCGTCTATTTGAGTGTTGGTTGTGAAGTGAATTGCTCCCCAACGCCCAGTGCGAGTTGCCGTATCACTGATGAAGGTAGCCCCCACCGAGTAATCAATGCCATAAACGTTGGTGTCACTCATAATCAAAGCCTATATGCAACAACAGTGCCACTGGTCAGAGTGATGCTGGTAAAGACGCCTTCAATTTCAGTGCTTGCCTTAAAGGGAATCGCGCTCAACGTGTTGCCGGTCCAGTCCATAGCTGTCAGGCTAGCAATCACCGAATCCTCAAGCGCCACAATCTTGCCAAAGCGCCCGGCATGTGCTGCCGTGTCATCAATAAACTCAGCACTGGGATACGGGTAACCCATGATCAGCTCCGGCGAATCGAGAAGTTGCCTGGTCCACTAATTCTAAGCCCCGTCAAATACCGCTCCATAATTGGCGGCACTTTGTCAGCGCCCACCGCTCCATAGCCTAAATTCGGCGTCACGTCAATGCTGCCAATTTTGACGTTCTTATAATCTTCCAAGCCGCTTAAGCCAATGCCATCTGGGTTGTTATTCAGGTAGACCGCCAATACAACCTGCGCCCTTTTGATCTGATCCGGGATTTCAGTGTCGGTAAAATAATCCGTAGAGATCCGAAACGGGAAGCCGACTGTGTAGGTGTTGATATAGGTGTCTGGCTTGCGCACACCAGTACGCGGCCATTGCAGCGCCTGCGTATCAGTAGCACGGGCTCCTAAATATCGCTCACGGTCTAACCGTTGTGTTGCGGTATAAAGGGCACGATTTTTTTGATCAGTGGTAGCTGATGCCCATGCGGTTACATCAGCATCCTCTACAAGACCATCAATGATCGTCTGGGCGTCCGCCAGAGTCAGATAAGAGTTGGCGCTTGCCGACCCGACGGTTGCGACGATTACTACTGCCATCGTTGGGTGGCTCCTTTGGTTCTAGTGTAGGCGCAGGCTCTGCAATAGAAAGAGAGGCTGCTTCCGTAGAAGCAACCTCACGATCACGCAGTCGCCGGAAAGCGAACAGCCCCATCAGGCGTTAGCGCCCTTGATCACAGCAAAGCTAAGCACAATGGCTTGGCTAAGCGAACCGCCGGACACGTTACGCACGGTGACCGCAAAGGATCCCGCTGCAATAGCGTTGGCTTCGACGGTATAGGCACCGGCAGTGCCCGCCGATGAGTGGTTAACGATCACAACGTCATTAGCAGCAACAGTGCTGTTGGTGACGGTGAAGCTAACGTTGGTGGCATCAGCGAGTGACGCGTTGTGCATGGTGATCGCCCCACAAACTTTGTTGAGGGTGACACCAGTGGACTTGCTGGTGGCTTGGGTAACCGCACCACCAGTGCCGCTGACGTAGCCAATGGCACTGCCAGCAGTTACTTCAAAGAGGGAAGCCATAATTAGTTACCTCAATCGAAGTTGGAAGTGTTGGTCGCACGCACGACACCAATATTCTTGGTTTCGTACACCTTCGACCAGTTGCCGATGGTCTCCAGTTGAGCACGGGTCGGGTTGACAGTGCTCACGCCCCACTTGGCACCAACAGGGTGGTACACGTAGTGGAGGTCGATCGACATGGCATCGCTCTTGGCGAGGATGTCACGGTCAGTTTCCGTCTGAAGAGCCAGCTGCTCACCGCTGGCGACAGCGCCGTTGGTGAAGAAGTAAGTGGCATATTCAGTGGAACCGCCACTGCCTGCGGTCTGCACATCGTCAGAGACGATGACACGCAAGCCCATGTACGTTGGCACGCTGGCGTCACCGCCGTAAGCGCCAACAAGGGAGCCACCGGATTGAGTGGTGGTAGTGCCACGAGCTTCAAGAGTGGACACGTAGTCGATCGCCTTGCGCTCAACGAGGTCGTAATAGACCTTGCTGTGCATACAAATGGCGGTCAGCTTGTCACCTTGATCGCCCAGCAGGCTGCGGGCTTCAGCAACGTGCCGAGGGGACAGCACGGTTGGGGTGTCAGCGGTCAGACCATCAATCGTCAGATCGACGAAGGATGCGCTGTCGTTGCTGCCCAGGCTGCCAAACACACCAGCCAAGCAGGACAGGAGGTCCTTCTGGCGCTGGTTAGCAATGTAGTCAGCAATCTTGGCGCCGATAGCAGCCATGGGGTCGGAACCTGCGGCAAGTGCAGCGAGGTCACGGCTTTCGAAGGCACGCCCACGGTGCAGGATCACGCCAACTTGCTTGTCAGCAGTGATTTTGCCAGGGGTCAGCGAGGTGCTGTCAGACAGCACTTCAAAGTCACCAGTCAGGTTTGCCTTAAAGAAAGGCACGTTAATGAAGTCACCACCCTCGGTTGCGTTCAGCTCAGCCATCGGCTGCACCACACCGGATGCCAGGAAGGCATCGCGCTGGGTGGTCTGCTCAATGACGTAAGGCGTAAAAATCTCGGGGATGATGATGTCAGAGCGAAGAGTCGCCATGAAGAATCACCAGGGTTGAGTTGGAAGGATGGGCACAGCCCTACATCACCAGCACAGCCGGTTTGTAACAGCTTAGCGGTTAGCTTGAGCCTTCATCCGATCATACAGATCACGATCTGTTCGATACAGTCGTGCCTGTTCGGTCAGATTAAAGCTGTCGCGGCTAAACGGGTTGACCATCCCAGCAGGGACGGCACCGCCAACATTGCCGCCCGATGGCGCACCACTGCCCTGCGGCTTGGGTTGCTTCTGCATCCATGCTGGCAAAGTCTTTGCCCACTCGGCAACAGGCACACGTTTGTACCCATCAACCACAACCACGCTGCCGTCAGCCTCGCGTTCGATAGCTTCAGGCTTCAGCTTAGTCTTGAGCACCATGTCTGGGTCATGGACAATTTCAGCTAGTGCCGTGACAGCAGGCGTCACCAGCTCCAGTTCTCGCACTCGGGCTTCAAGCTGGCTGATGCGCTGGTCCTTTTCTGCCGTCGCCTCACGGAACTGCTGCTCCAGAGCTTGTCTTGCTTCTGAATACTTGCCTTGTGATTCAAGTTGCTGTTGCTCGTAGTTGCGTTTGAATTCCAGCAGCTCGTCAACATTGACTCCATCAGGCACAGCCTTTGCTTGGGCGATGGCTTTTTTGTACTCGTCCAACAACTCTGAGTTCTTGCGCCGCATGGCGTCAAGTTCAGCTTGCATGTTGGCTACTTCGGCATTTTGCTCCACAGGAGCTTGTGCTTCATCAGACATGGACTAGCCACAGGCTTAGTTACGCTGCGATCGTACAGCTTCTGACACAAAAGTGTCAAAACGAGAATTCAATACGCCAATCCGGGAACCCTGGAACCCGTTAATCAAACAGATGCTTGATGCTATCGATCGGCATGAGGACCTGTTGCGACGGACGGGTTGCGGGTGGCACGCTGCCAAAGCCCAAGACTTACGTCGCTACGTCGCAGAACTTAAAGATTGGATCCACTGCGAGGAGGCTACCACTTTGTCTTGTCAGCCCAATACGCAGGAGACATCTTGCCTTTAGCAATGTTGGCAGCATGACGTGCCTTAAAGCTGGCACGCCTTGCTGTTGCTGCTTTTGATTCACCTTGTCGCGGCGGGCTGCCACTAACGCCCTGCTGCCCAAACCGTATCAACTTGACCGTCTCGCCGTCTTTTGCAAGTACGGCATGGGACTTGGTTGGGTGGCTTGGCGTGCGCTTCGGCTTGTTGTAGCCGTCAAACTGCTCGCCGCGATAGGTGATCATCGACGGGGTGCTGCCTTCAGCTCCGAACGTTTTTTGATGACTGCGTTGCCAGTTGATTCAGATTTGATCCGAACGATTGGATCGTCCTGACTGCCAACACGAGTAACACTGCCACCACTGCGTGTAGCAATAGTGGCGCGTTCGCCGCCAATGCTGGTAATTACGCCAAAGGTGCGGGTGCCTTGGTACATCCAACTCACCCTGTCACCGCGCTTCACTTTTTCTTGCCTCCCTTTTTCTTTGTGCCCTTAGCCATCATGGGTTTGGCTTTGCCGCCACCCTTAGCTTTCATGTCGCCGTAATGCCCAGGCATTGACTTAAAGCAATGACCCTTTCATGCTACTTGGCTTTCGGCTTGCGCTTCCGGCTTTTTCCTGCTTTTGCTAGAGCGATTGCTACCGCTTGCTTTTGCGGCTTGCCTGCCTTGATCTCCCGGCTGATGTTTTGGGAGATCACTGCCTGACTCTTGCCTCGCTTCAGGGGCATTGCTAGCAACCATCACGCCGGTTCTATCGTACCAACCGCCTGTGCCATCAGGTTGCTGGACGTACCGGACCTCAGCACCATTCCGCAGTTCAAACTCCGATGCCTTGCGCCCATCGGCGTAAGTGTATTTAAGAACGGGTTGGTCCATAACGAGCCCGGAGCTGGTCCAAGGTTAGCTCTGTGCCATCCTTGCTAACCAGCTTTGCGATGGCGGCATCAGCGCCATACTTGTCCGCCAGCCTGCGAAAGTAGGGAGCCTTGCTGCCCAGCGCCTGCTGCTGACGGGCTAGCACATCTGCTTTGGATTCGCCTGGCATCTTGTCGTACAGCCATTTGCCGTAGCTGGTGTTAGCTGGAACCTGACCACCTTGTGCAGCACGGCGTCCTGGCGGTGGTGGGTCAAAGCCAAGCTCCTTATAGTCAATGACCGGCACGGTGGTGCTACGGCAGTTGAAGTGCTGCGGCGGCGTTGGTCCTTTGCCATACTCAAACACCTTGCCGTCTAACGCTCGGCAGATGGCACTTGTCCTGGTGTCAAGCGTGGCAACGTAGCGGTACTTTTTCGTGATGTCTTGGTTCGCCTCATACACCTGCTGGCTAGCGGTATTTGCTACCTGATTGATGCTGGTGCGGACTAGCGCGACGATCTGATTGTCGGCTATAGCTGTTGCCTGACCGCCTGCTGCTGCAATTTCCCTGACGGTCTTGGCACGTTCACCAAACTGCAAACTGCCGATCAAACGTTTAGCAATGGCTGGCGTCGGTTCACCTGTCAGCAAACCTTGTCGGACAACTTGGCTAAACCGCTCAGCCTGGTCCACCGCAATGCCACGAAATGCCTTGCTAACGACCTCGCCGTTGGGCAGCGTGATGGTGGCACCTTGAGCAGCCGTGAGGCTGAATGTCTGTGGTGCGCCCTGTACTGCGGCAAAGAGATCATCGCTAAGTGCCACCACATTGAGCTGCGTGGGATCAGTCGTCACCACACTCTGCGCAAACTGCGGGCTGATTTCTACCGTGTTGACGATGTTGCGTGCGCCTGCGGGCAACGCCTTACGCAACTCCTCTGATACAAACTCCGATTGCAACTGGGCTATACCCTGCAGCTCTAGCGCCGTCAGCTCCGTTGAATCGCCAGCCCAAGTGCCCAGACTATCCTTCAGTTGCGCCAAAATGCCACGCAGCCTTGCAGCTTTGACAGGTGCAGCCAGATCATCAATCGTTCGCAACTGATTGACTGCATCAATAATGATGTCGTTATAAGCATTGATCACACGCCGAGCAACACTATTGCTGAAGCGATTCAGGTCAATCGCATTGCGAAACAACGCCTCAGGTGTGCTCATGGCTCAATGCCAAGCTGACTGGGCTTGTACTGCGACCGGATACTAACGTTTGCGCCACGCGTCAAGGCGCCGGTGATTGTAGAAGCAAAGGCGTCGTAACCATCTTGCCCATCTTCCAAAATCACCATTTCATCTACTTCAGCAGGTTTGCCGTCTTTGTAATACGTCATCCGTACAACTGCCAAAATCTCTTCCGGCAGTTTGCCCATCGTGTAATCAAGCTCCTGCTTCCTCGGCGGTATCTGCATCTTCTGGGTCTTCGCTTCCAGCATTATCGCCCAGTCCACCAACCAATCGATCAGCCTGTTCAGCAGATTGTAAATCCAGCCCGCCATTAGAAGTTGCCTCCAGTTCCTCGTCCACATCAAAATTATCGCCAAGGACATCGCCCTCGGCTAGCTCACGCAGGAGGGTTTCTTGGCTGATGGTGCCAGCGGTGTAAAGCGATAGCAGAGCTTGGATGTCCTGCGGTTCAAGGCGTGCGCCAAGGAAGTCACGGTTAACGTAGGAGCTGCCGGCAGCGGTGGCGTTGCCGATGAACTGCGCATGAAACTGCAGGCAGTTATCAATGAGGTCCTGCACGTTCTGTGCAATCACCATCATGGTGCTGTCACCCTGGCTACGGTCTAGCCGCTTCGCTTCTGCAGTTTCGGCACTCAGTTTTTGACCCAGCACAGCAGACAAACCCAGTTCGTTAATCTGCGCGGCGATCTGCTCAAGGCGGCGAAACTGAGCCTCAAAGCTCTTGCCCTGCGGTTCGATGTACTCCGCACGACCATCAGCAGGAAATGCAATCGCCTCACCAGGACCGACGCTTACTTCCTCTGCAGCAGACGGGAATCCAAAGAACGCCAACATTGGCACACAAGATACGTGGAGGATATTGTCTAGGTCTGACTGGATCTGGTAGGTCTTGAGGTTTAGCTCGGCAATGTCCTCAAGCGGTGGGCGCGATTCCAGGAACCCATGCCGCTGGGCGTAAGCAACGCTGAACGGGATCTGGGACAAGCTGGTCCGTCCTTCGTCTACCACGCTGAAATCGCCGGTGGCATTCTGCCGATGCAACTGGTACTCACCAGGCGTTAGCACCCGCACCTGCTGCACTTCTTTTTCGCCGTAGATGCCGTCAGGTATTGTCACAATCTCTGACAGCCTGAGCTGTGTCAGGACTTGTTTGCCTTCCTGTTGTTCAGTGCGCCAGCCAAGGATCTGCCTTGGCGTGTACGACACCCAGTAAGGTCTACCCCCATCAAATGGTGCATCCACCAAGACACCAACGTGCCCATAACGGACCATCTTGCGGGCTGTTTCATAGGTCCAGACGTTGAGGTCATTGCCTTGCAGGTCAACGTCAAACAACTGCTCACGGATGATGTCGGCAGTGTCGTCAAGCCGCACGGGCTTACGGGTTAGCATCCCAGCCATCATGCGCTCAAGGCGCTGATAAAAGGGCGGCACCACGCTACGAGCTAGGCGATTGTCATAGGACTCGTCCAGCTCGCGTGGTTCCTGCGGCAGGTAACGGCGATGCTTTTTGCGCATTCCGTAAGTGCCCTGCAGTAGATC